TGCCCTGACGCAATCGACGGCAGTGATGCTCGATACCGCCAACGTGACGCTCCTGGCCAACGGCGCCTCGTTCACCGCCCAGACGGCAGGAACGGACATCTCTGTGGCCAAGACCGACGGCGCGTTCACCACGGCCACCGGCATTCGATTCATCATCAGCTACATGCTGACGCTGTAAAAGTGACATACCGGCACGGGCCGGGGGAGTGGTTCCCTCGGCCCTGGCCGGATAGTACTGACGGTAAGGAGCACGGACATGGACATGACTTTGGACGTAACACAGGTGCTGTTGGGCCTCGACGGCGAGGCAATCAAAGATGCCGACAACAAGCCCGTCACCCTTCGTCCGATCTGCATCAATGCCCTGATGGCGACGATGGAAGCCGACAAGGGCATGACCGGCGAGGACAAGGTCAAGATTTGGGTCTTGGCCGGCAAGATTCAGAAGGAAGACAAGCCCGCACTTGAGGCCGAGGATGTGGCGCTTCTCAAGAAGAGAATCGGCACGGCCTACGGCCCGGCAATCGTCGGCCCGGCGTTCCTGCTGTTGAACGGCACGGCCCCAAAAAGGAGCCAGTCGGAAACATGACGAAAATGCTCGGTCGGGCGCGCAGAGTCGGCTCCTTGCTCACGTGCCTGGCCGGGCAGCACTGGAGAATAACATGGGCGTGGACAGCCAAGACATCATCGCAAACGTGGGCGGAGTTACTACCGGGGCAGTCAGCACGGTATCTGTTGGCTCGGCCAGTACCGCGATTGCTGCCGCCGACGCAACCCGGCAATTCCTTAGCATCACCAACCTGTCTGACCAGCGGATAGACCTGAACATAGCTGGCGGCGCGGCCGTAAGTGAAAGGGGGGTGCCCCTGAGCGCCGCATCCGGCGAGGCCGCAACTGGGAACTACACCGCAATCGGCAAGCCGGCGCAATTGGCCGTCTATGGCATTTCCGACAGCGGCACAAAGTCTGTGGCGGTACAGACGCTTACCACAGCATAAGCATATGCCGGGGCATGGCCCCAGGGATGAGCCGTGAACATGGCGACGATCAAAGTACTGTGCCGTAATAGCCGGCTAACGTGTTTGGCAATGATGTCCGGGGCGGTGCTGACGATCCTGCTCCTGTTCTGGGGGTTCCAACAGCAAGCCCTAGGGGCGCTGGACACGCGTATGCGGGCAGTCGAGGTTAGGCAGTCCGCCGTGCTGGCGACGTTGGATTCAATATCAAAACAGTTGGACCGGATCGAGGCCCAAGTGGACCGGATCGAGGCCCAAGGCTTGCGCGGTCCGGCGGTAACGGCAAAGCCATAGGAGATTCACATGAGAAGGACCGTGATTCTGTTGGGACTTGTGCTGGTGTTGTTCCTGCTGGCGTCATGTGCCAGTTTCTCTGAGACCTGGAACGGGCCAACTGGGAAGGCTACTCCCGTCTGCGACCCGAAGCCCGGCGTGGGCACGGGTTTCGAGGTCAATGGGCAGGAGTTTATCCCCGTCGGCTACTACGTCTGGCGGGACGCGAAGGGCAAGGAATACCGCGAGATGGTGTACGTAAAACGGCCGGCGGGAAAGGACGGTGCCAAATGAAGTGGCTAATCTTTCCCATCCTGGCGATGGCCCTGGCGTTACCGTGTCTGGCTGCCGATGCCCAACCGCTCGACAAGATCACCAACCTGGAAGACCTGGCTATCACGCCGATTCGGACGCCCCCGCCGGTAGCCTATGAAGGCAGTTCGGGCAGCTACAGTAGGACAATGACAAAGCCCGTGGACTGGTTCGGTTTGAGCACAGACCCGTTCGCCGGCATAACGGCCTTCCAGGGCCGGGACTCCGCAAGCCCGTCGTTCAATTCTGCCGCCTACGAGATCGGTCAGGGCCAGGGTGGCAGGATTACCGGCGGCGGCGTGGCCGAGTGGAAAGACGCCGTTCGGCGTGGCCCGACTCTACTCATCATTATTGGCGGGCTGATGCTCGCCGCGGGCATCATCGTGGCTGTGTGGGCTGGCCGGTGGGTTCTGGGGCTGGCTGTGGCCGGGGCCGGGCTTGTCCTTGCCATGACTGGCGTACTTTTTGAGATGTACCCGTGGGTGGTCCTTGTCGCCCTTGCGGCGGTCCTGGGAGTGGGCCTGTGGTGGCTCATCGACTCCAAGGGACTCGTGAAGCTCAAGACTGCCCTGACGGCCGTTGTGGCCGCAGGAGAGGCCAACCCAGCAATCAAGACCGATGTTGCCGTAGCGGCACAGTCCCTTGGGGCGGAAACGGGCATCCGCGAGACCATCCGCAAGGTTAAGGTCGCGCCCAAGACGGTCATGGCCACCAAGGCGGCTACCGATGCGGCCAAGCTCAAGGCGGCAGAGGCGGCGGCGAAACCCTAACCTGGAGAAACCATGTACGCGATACTCACATTCATCGGCGGCTTCGCGGCGGGCGTGATGCTGAGCGCCCCTGTGCGAAGTATCGTGAACCGGCTGTACACCATGGTCAAGATGGCCCGGAAGGCAAAGCCGTGAAGATCGAGATATACAAGGCGAAGGATGGCTGGCGAAGGGCAAATAATAACCACCTTTGACGCCATACTGTCCAACTGGAGCGTAGACGCCGGATTGCCCCACGACTCGGCGTTAATCGCTCTGGGGGCAACGTCGGCGTTCCTGGAGGCTCGTAAGCAGCACAAGGCCGGGGCCAGCGAGCGTGTAGTCCGATTGCAACTGGACAAGGCCCTGGTTGGCGTAGGAATGGGCAAGATTCGCATGGACTAAATAGAAATGGTAGCAGATACGAGAATCCCGGTTGCCCGGTTCTGCGACTCGGCCCATGCCGGCCAAGTCGCGGCGCTTCGCGCGTTTGACGAGGGGCAGGCGCGGTTCGCACACCTGATCTGGCATCGTAGGGCTCGAAAGAGCACCCTGGCCATCAACTTGATGATCCGCGAGTGTATACGGCATCGAAACCACACCTACAGGCACATTTTGCCGAGTCGCGTCCAGGCCAAGGAGGCCATCTGGAACGACCCGAACATGCTGTTTTCGTATCTGCCGCCCCAGAATGCAGTCGCGTGGTCAAAGAACGAGTCCGAACTTACTATCAGGTTCCCAAATAGGTCCAGGTACGTGCTGGACGGGGCAGATAAGTTGGCTGATGCTCGTAGGTCCATCGGCGGGCATGGGTTCGTGCTCGACGAGTGGGCATTCCATGCGAGCAGTTACGTGTTCGAGGGCCTGATTCAGCCGATTCTTGCCGAAGGTCATGGCCGCTGGTGCTGGAAGATCACCACCTACAACGGGCAGAATCACGCCTATGAGGATGTTCAGGCTGCTCTCCGCGAGAAAGACCCGCAAACCTACGTTGCGATAATGAAGGCCAGCGAATCCGGCGTGCTTGCGGACTCCGAACTGGCCCTTGCCAAGAGCAAGATGCCGCTGATGCTCTACCTCCAAGAGATGGAGTGCGAGCCGGTAAGTGCGTTGGAAATGGTGCTGATTCAGATTGGCATGGTTGAGCGACTGAAGGCCATTCACCATATCCCCAAAGAGGTCCGGCGCATCGTTACATGCGACCCGGCCTTTGGCGGCGACGCCTGCATTATCATGGGCATGGAAAACGGGCGGATCGTTGAGAAGGTGGAACTTCACCCGACGAACACGGATGAGATTGTCGGGGCCTGCGTGATGGTTGCGGGGCGACTGGGTACGCACAATTTCATCATCGACACCATCGGCTGGGGCAAGGGCGCCACGGACGGCCTGATGCAGATTCCGGGCAACTACGTCCAGGCGTGGAACTGCGCCGAGTCGCCAGCCAACCCCGGCGCCGGGCCTTGCCTGCTGGCAAACAAGCGGTCAGAGATGTGGTGGGCCACGATGGAGGCGGTCAACGCGGGCACGGTTCCGTTTATCGAGGATGACTCGACCCGTAAGCAGCTTACCAGCGTGTGCTATAAGCGCACGAGTCGCGGGGCAATTATCATGGAACTGAAGGACGATGTTCGCAAGCGGCTGGGCAGGAGTCCCGACGAGGCCGACGCCTACGTGATGGGCGTCTACGGCCTGGCCAACGTTTCGCCTGTCGTGGGCGGCATCGAGCAGACACGCAGATTCATTCCTGCCGCGGCGCGGCTGGGAGGCATGGTGGCATGACAAGGAGACAAGGAAAATGACAACCGAAGAACTGTACATCGAGGCTGGGCCGGACTTCCGGGAACTGCTGGGGCATAAAGACGCGATAGCCATGATCGCGGGCGACAAACTGTTTTATTTCGGCGAGCACGGCAAATGGTCATTTGCCGGGGCTGGCTGTACGCCTGCACATATCGCCGTCGCCGCGATGACCGAAAGCTGGCGGGAGAGGCTGGAAGAGAAGCACGGACTTTACTTCTATCGAGAACGCAATAATCCACGAATCAGTCCGCTCCGCTGGTTGGCAGAATCGAAACAACATGGCAATACCATTCTGGCCGGCGCCGACTTCTTGCCCGAGGCCATCGTCGCCGCCGTCAAAGTGCTGGCGGCAGAGAAGCGGGAGAAGGCGAAGAACATCAGTTATGAGTTGGGCGTCGTCCGGCACGAAATACGAGGCCAGGAGGCGGCGACCAATGCCCGTATCCGCGAGATCGTCCGCGAGGAACTGAATGCGATTCACGTTAGGGCAGCCTACCCCAAGACCGACTAACCACGGCAGAGAGCAAGTATGACCGAGACCGAAAACAAACTCGTCTCTAAGCTCCGGGAGTGGTACGCCGCCGCAATCGAACCGTCCGCACAAAAGGGCTGGCGGGAGCGGGCGGCCAAGGCCCTGCGGTTCTATGACGGAACCGGCCAGTGGAACGAGAGCGTCAAGATAATGCTGGAATCGCAGGGCAAGCCTGCCCTGACCATCAACAGAATCCTGTCTACGGTCAACGCTGTTTGGGGGCACCTGATTCAGAGCCCCACAGAGCTGCGTTTGAACGCCCTGAAGCGGGGCACGAAAGAGATTGCCAATCTCGGATCGGCTCTTATCAAGCACGGCATGAACAGTTGTCAGGGTGACGAAGCGAGCAGCGACTGTTTCAGGGACGGGACTATTACGGGCAAGGGCTGGGTTGCGATTGACCAGAGCCGAGAGCGAGACCCGGTGACGGGAGAATTGCTCGTCGAGGTGGTGAATCCGCTGTTCGTGTTTGAGGATCCCCGGAACACGTCGTACAGTGCCGACGCGGGTGAGTACATATTCCGCGAGCGGTTCTGGACGAAGAACAAGCTCAAAGCCTACTTCCCAAACAAGTACAAGGAGGCGATGGAAGCCCGTTCTACTGACTGGGCGGAGTACGTTCCAGACGACGAGAACGGGTACGCAAGCCTGCTGCGATTCCTGAACGGCGGCAACACGGTTATTGGCAGTGATGGCGAAATGGCCGGCGCTGTTATGCGTGAGTGCTGGTGGAAAGAGTTTGAGTCCGTCGAGATGGCCACCGTGTCACGGAACGGCCAGACCATAACGGCCCGTGTCCGCGGCGCGGCGGATCGGGCGGCCCTTGCCAGTCTGTCTGAAACCATGCCCGACGCAACGGTCGAGAAGTCCCGAACCGTGATTTGCACCCTGCACTTTGCCGTCTTGGTTGGCGATTTGCTCATCAAACACGCGCCAAACCACCTGAACGGCATGAATCAGTTTCCTCTCCAGCGTTTTTCCCCGTTCTGGCTGCACGGAAACCCGTTCGGGCTGGTAGACAACCTCATCAGTCCGCAGGAAGAGTACAACAAGGAGCGGTCGAACATGCTCCACGACGCGAACATTACCGGCAATCCGGCCTGGCGGGTGGGAAGTTCCACGCCGCAGTCTGAGGCCGAGTTGTCCGAGTATGGGTCAACGCCGGGCATGGTGCTCAGCGAGGCCAAGTATGGCGGCAAGGTCGAGCGGATCGAGGCGGACGGACTTTCGCCTGCCCACGCGCAGCTTTCCGAGCAGACCGCCGCGGACATTCAAGAGATCAGCGGGGTGAATCCGAACCTTCTGGGCACGCCGACGGAGCGGATCGAGTCGGGCAGGGCAAGACTGATCCAACAGGAGGCCGGGCTGAAGGTGCTGGCACCGATCACGAGCCGCTTCTACCGGTCGCAGGCGGACCTGGGCGACAAGATTTGGGACTTCATCCGGCACAACGAGATTTACAGCCTGGAGGAGATTCAGGCCGTAGTCGAACAGGACATTATTGACGCCCTGGGCGGCTTGGCTGGCGTTGAGGCCGTGATGCAGCAGTGGGACACCGGCATGTACGCGGTAAAGGCGGCGCCCTCCAAGACGACAAGTACATGGACCGACGTGCAGGTCGAGGACACCAAGGCGTTTGCCCAGACGTTCGCGCAGGTCGGGCTCCAGATGCCGCCGCTGGTGGCGAACGAGGTTATCGTATCGCTGGCGGAACTGATGAACTTCCCATCCAGCAAGAAGATCGCAGACATGTTGAGACAACAGCCGGCGATGCCGGTAATGCAGGAAGTGCCCGGCGAACCCGGAAGCCCACAGGGCACGCGCAGAGGCGCGGCCCTCGCGGCGACGGGCGGATAGTATGTACAATGAACAAAACCAGTCCGCTGTGCCGTTACCGGGAGGCACCACCCTCGGGACGGCATGGCGGGCGCAACATAAGGTGGTGCAAAAATGGAAACATGGCAAGAGCGGTGTTACAGGATGGTAGACGCGGCGCGAGCGAAAGGGGTCGCAATCGCATTTTCCGAAATGCTCAAAAAGCGATCCGTGCGCCGAGAGGCCTCACGAATATTGTCTTGGTGGAAACGGGACTACTTGGGGCGCAAGACCGGCACACTTATGGCTTCCGAAAACCAAAGCTATTTGCACGCCCTGGCTGTCGCGTGTTTTCGCTTGGCGGTAGTACACGACGAACTATGCTCGCTCCGGCCAAGACTGCTGGCAAGGTATCCCGCCAAATGGAGAGAAGCCTGTTCCGACTGCATATGGTTGGGACATAGAATTGAAGGATTCAGAGACAGATACATTGACTATTTGTACTACGACTTGCAGATGTTCGAGGACATGGCGATTCATAAGAAGTTCGGACCCAAGACCCTCGACGAACTGTTAGCCCGTTACAAAAACTGAATAACCCAGACAAGCCCGCCGGCCAGCGGGTGAGTTTGCGAAAGTGAACCAAACGGTCCTCTCCTCGCGCGAGGGGGAGAGGACCGTTTTTGTTTGGGTCCAAAACATTCGCTTCGCGCTGGCGTACAGCGCGTTCGCACCCGGCCGGGCGTTATCGGCCGATTCGGGCACGCCGCCCCGTAAGCGGCGATTGGAGAGCAGCAATGGCAAACGAGAGCATGACGATGGATCAGGCGGTAGACATGGCGGTTGATCTGGCCACGACCAAGGGCACTGGCGAGCCAATCGTCGAGGATGCGCCGTTGGAGGAGGCTCCACAGGACGCACCCGAGGTGACGGAAACGCCAGCCGAGGCGGTCGCTGCCGAGCCGGAAGAGGAAACATCCTCTGACGAACTGGCGACCCAGCTTGCGGAACTGACGCACGACGATGTTGTGCATACCAAGGCCGGCAAGGGGCTCGTTGCCGAACTTCAGCGAGAACGGCTGAAGCGGCAGGAGCTTGAGGCCCAGCTTGACGCCATGAAGGCGCCCAAGGCCGAAGCTGAAGTTGAAGCCGAGCCGGAAGCCGAAGCCGAGGACGACGAGATCGACGACGAGGCGGATGTTTTCACCGCCGCCGATGTCAAGAAGATCGTCGCCCGCGAGGTCTCCCGGCATGTCAAGCCCCTGGCCGAGCGGGTTGGCAATACCGCACGGGCCGAGCGCCAGCAAGTCATGGCGACCGGGTTGGCGGCGCTCGCGTCCGAACAGAAGGCCGGAAGCATCCCGCCCGGCGTCAATACCACAACCATCGTCAACAAGGCTGTCGAAGCCCTCAAGACTTCCCGGCCCGCTC